CCATCGTTGATTGTCCAGCGCCTTGCAGATATCACTCGTTTTGGTATCTAGTGTTGACCGCCATTCAACCCCCTTAACAACATCGGCATTCTCTTCGTACACAGCAAACCGCGCTTCATTTGCAACGGTCTGAACACTCGTTCTAATCAGTGCGTTTGCGTTATGTGTCGCGGTTTGCATAATGCCGTCCTTAAAATTTCGCGCCCGCGTTCCCCGTATGCGTTGCGCTAGTTGCTGGTTATTCTCACCAAACAACATCCCCTCCCGGATATTCTGTTCAAATGAATCACGTAATTTTTTATCCTGCCCCGCCCACCATGCGCTAGATGGAGCACCTTTGATCAGTGTTCCCTTTGCAAGCTGGGACAATACGTTTCGGTCTAATCGCTTGGTTACTAGTTCAACACCGATAGATTTATTGAACGCCTGTATTGCGTGCTCCTGTTCAAGTGAAGCGAGCTCAATCATTTCTGCATCAATGTACTTCTTAGCTTCTTTGTATGCAGCGGCAATTTCTTCCTCTGACATTTTTAATAATTTAGTCAGTCTAAGATCACGATATATTCTTCGTGCAGGCTCCGTTGGATCTATGTCGGCAATTCGCTTGCCTAGTGTTCGACGTAGATTAGCTATCATCCCAGTCACTTCTTTCTGCAGCCCTGCTTCAATGCGTATTAAATCAACTCCGTGTCGGGTAAGCTGCTCCGCAATCTTAGTAGAAGCGTTCGCCATTAAACGCTTTCCGCCGCATCAACCAACCCTTTAACATATGGATCATTTAAATCTGCTTTTATGAAATCCTTGCCCCCTAAATGGACGTCATAAAATTTGGGCGTTAGAGCAACGGAGACAATGTTGTTTGGATTTATGTATTCGTATCGGTCGTTTCCACGGTATTTGCCAATAACTTTCACTTTCACTAGCATCATACCTGTTCACCCCACTCAACAACACAGTCCGCATCGGCTGAAGATGCTGTCCCTGTCACCACTAAATAATCGCCGCGCACCAATGGAAATTCAATTCGTCCACGATATGGGTTATCAATACTCTTTTCGCTCAACGCCTCGACATGGATCGTCGTTATAAAATTCATTTTGCTGTCGTCGTACGCTGTCGCCGTTACTGCGGACGCGTGCATGTCGGGTGAATCCGTTTCAACAAATGACCCCGCGCCTAATGGCTGGAACGTTGCTCCGGTCAATGCTGTTGGATCACGTGTTAACCACACTTGGAACGTCGCCTTTTTGGAACAGTTTACCGTGATCCGTGCGAGCGTTAGTGTTCTTGTATTCGTTTGCGTGTTTATTAATGGCGGATTATGGATCGATAAAACCGGATCGCCCGTTGCCCCGATGGAAACTGTTTGTATGCCTGCCGATTTATATTGTTCGATATCGTTCTGCCGACCGTTTTCACTGGTGACGTCCGCGCAACCGATAGACATTGTCACGTCTTCCGTCGCACGCTTGCAATGGAAGTGAATCGGCAATGCGGGATTCTCCATGGACAAGCGAGTCAACGTGCCTAAATGTGTGATCACGTGAACGAGTTGCAAGTTCACAAAAAAGTAATAATTCCCAACGCCTCTCCACTGGTATTGAATATCGTACACGTTGCCCTTTTCAACATTAAAACCAGCCACGCCGGATGTGTCTATAACCGAGGAATAAGTCGTGGATGAATTGCTCGTCTGCACCGCGTACAAATTACCGTCCGAGCGGAGTTCAAATTCGATTCCATTTTCGTCGGTAGATAATCCCCATGTACGCGTCCCGTCGGCGGTTTTGTCTGGACACCACAATGCAGTCGAGAACAAGTGGCCTCGGTTCGGTTGATATCTCGGACATTCGCGGCTTTCCATAACGCAACTAGTAATCACCGAAGTCGTTGAAATTTTCGCGGCGGAACCCTCGCTGATAACGGCGCTTGCGCTCGTATAAACCTGCGTTCCGTTTTCGTACATGAACCACATATTCGCCGGAATATCAAACGTCCATAATCCATGAAACAACGAGTGCGGGAGAGAAACTTTCGGTGATCCCCATGCATCATTTGTCAAATCCCCCGTTCCGAGTTGCGTTACTCGATCAAGCGTCCCGCCTTTCATATCCACGGGCATCGGCGCAAGCGCACTCACTTCGGTTCGTTGGACTCCGTCGTGCCATGTCACATATGATCTATCACCCATTCACAATTTCTCCCAATGCACCTGCCGGATGTGACCGCCCAAAGTCATCTCGTGTAAAACCTTTCGCATCACTAACAGCGACAGCCATTGCATCTCCAAAAGCCATCGCCGCTGATGTGCTTGCCGTGGGCGCTAAACCCAAATGACAAGCTTCTTTGTGAACACCTAGATCAAAATGAAAATCTGCTCGTTTAGCTAAAGGAGAGGTTGACTTTGAAGTCAGGGCTATGAGCGGGACGTTCAAATGATCTAGGATTGGAAACATGTTTTGGATTTCTATTGCTTTGCCCGAATTAGAAATGGCTATAACGACATCGCCTTCAGTAATCATACCGGCGTCACCGTGGCCCGCTTCAGCTGCATGAACAAAGAAAGCAGGCGAACCAGTGGAGGACAATGTTGCGGCAAGCTTACTGCCAATGTGACCGGACTTTCCAATGCCCGTAACAATAACACGACCTTTGCAATCCTTTATGACATTACAAGCGTCGACGAAATCCTGGTCAATGAGGTTTACTAGATTAGCAACCGCAACGGCCTCGTCTAGTAAAACCTGTTTCGCTATGCCCTTCATTCTTCAAACCCTGATGGTTCTGGTTCTGGTAGTGGGGGCGGGCGCATGTCAATTCGATCCTGCTCGTCTTCAGCATCAACATCAGGCGGAACCAGTTCACCACGTTTCAAGTTAAAGAACCAAGTGTCAAAACTAATTTCACCCGCTTGCAAGGCTTGGAACAATGCTTGGATTGTTTGTGGGTCAATTTGCTGATCAAGGAAATCGTTATTCAGCTTGACCACAGCGTCCTCGGGTTTTTGTTGCCACCATTGCATGAATCGAAGTGATAAACCCAGCCCCTCGCCAGCGATGTCCACCATGTCCGCAAGGCTGCCCGTCTCGCCCGACAATCGCAAACGCCTTGAGTCGTACGCTTCACTTGATTTACTTTGTTCCTCTAATAACCGCGCACCCAACACGGCCATCAGTTTTTGTTTGTCCTGCTTGATGTCTTGGAGGGATCCTAAGCCTTGTCCGGTATATTCTAGATAACCTGCTTTCGCGTCAGAACTATCTGTGACCATAACGTTGCTAGATCCAAGCTTAACAGAAGTCCCCGGATCAAAGCCTGCGAAGTATGCCATTGGAAGGGCCGTGTAATGGGCACCATGTTCCAAATCAGCGCTCGTGATGTAATGGCTCATATTGATTTCAGCTAAATCAAGAAGCGGTGGTTTCGGAACGCTAGTCGTTAGGCCATCGGTGTTGATAAACGTGAAAGGAACGAAGTCCATTCTCTTACCGTTGCGCGTTGGGTTAATCGGTCCCTCTACGACTTTGAAATCTTCTTTCTTATTTTTGTCCGTTGCTTCATAGATTGTGTACTGGTAAAAACCGTCAATCGTTTCTATAACACGGTAGCGCTCAATTCGGTTTGTTTTGAATGGGTCATCGGCATCAATTTCATTTCGGTCTTCGCGCAAAACTAAAAGAGTGATTATTTCTTTCCCGCTTTTGTCGCGAGTGGTGCGCCAATTGACAATATTTTCGGCAGTGTAAATAGACATCCAAGGCCGTTCAGCACCTTCGGCAGTATCTACTAGAATACCCAACCGGCCAATCTCAAGCAGTTCATCAATCACTGTACGTGCTATCGCTTGCAGGCTTTCACCTTGCAACGTTACGTCTTTTAGATGTTCCTCGTCAGCGTACCCTTCATAATCCAGTTCTTTACGGAACACCGCACCGCGCAAACCCTGCTTTGTCCTGCCGAGAGCGCCGTAAACGACAGCGCGTTTCTTGTAAGCGTTATATTCATCGGTGTCCATGCCTCCAGGAATCGGCAAGTACGTTGATCCCCGTTCCTTAACCGCTCTTGATCCAGCAACCAAGTCGCGGAGCATCCGCCAATCAGCTTCGTATTTTCTATACAAGGGATGTTTCAAACTAACCGGCATTATTTCGTCCTTCCATGATTAGGTTCGTTGGATTGTTTTGTGTGATCATGCGACCATCCTTCCTAGACGAACAGTTGGAACAGTATGAAGACATCTATATCTGACTTCGTCGTACGTGTGGTCTTCCGCGCTAGTATCTACGTCTTCAGGTTTGCGCGAGTCACGTGGTAAAACTGGGATCGTTCTAATGAAGCCGTCTGTACAGGAATTAAAAACAAACATCGCTGGATCTTCCATTGGGAACTGCTTGGCAGCCGCTAAACGTTCACGAACCAATTGACAACCAGAGACCCGCGTTCCAGGAGCCTTGTTCGCCTTAACCCATTTCACTCCGGCGCGTTGCATGTCGGTCGCTATACAATTCCCGTTTTGTGTATCGTAGATACTCGCATCCGCTGGTCCAGGTTTCACACGACCGGCGATTCCCATTTCAGCTTCTATAGATTTAATTCCTTCAGCGATTACTTTCGCCGTTGTCTTTATGCCGGTATCCGCTTTGCCATTCCAGCCATACCATTCGCCAATGCGAATGAGCGTCTTAGCAGGGAAATGAATTTTTGTTCCATCGGCCATCGTTGCAGCGGTGCCGTCAGACTCGGCCCACCACCCAACGGAAAACGGTTTACTTGAACCCCAATCAAATGAGCGATCAATTGTCCAGCTGCTTGGAATTTTAAATGGCTCAAGCACATGGATGTTTCGGTCCCAAACATCGTCCATCATACCGCCGCTCACAATGTCCCAGTCGCCATCAAGCATGGCCTTGACCATTGCAGGATCGCCAAGCCCCATCAAATCGCCCTCATAGGTTTCTTTGTCAAGACTAGGGTTATCATCCAACTTCGCATTGATGTACTGTCTACGGCGTCCACCCTCGTCCTTGGACATTTGAACAATTTCACCTTCAGGCGCGTTATCTACAAAAAATTGTTTTACCCAGTTGTGTCCCACGTTACCTGGATTACTGGAACAAATGATTTTTGGAAATTGTCCTTTGTATTTTTCGGGGAGCGCAATACCCGCTGGATTATCAGCTGACTGGAGGGCCATACGGCAGCGTGAACGGAAAAAGCGATATATAACTTCAGTGAACGTGGTTAGCTCGTCCATCATGAGCACATGCATTTCTGATCCTAGGTGGTTGAACCTGTCTTGCTCGTGCTGGCAATGTCCTAAAAATATTTTGCTCCCGTTCCAGAATGTAACCATGCTGTCGCCGGTTATCTTAACCAGCTTTTTCAAAATCCATTCTTCAAGAAGTGCGTGGTAACTAGAAGGCCCTTCCATATGATTCTTTTGGAGGTCGCCGTGCTGTCGTCTAAATAAATAAACCTGTAATCCAGGAATCTCAGCACACCACACAATGGAAGCGATCCGCATCAAGTGTGATTTCCCGCCTCCAGCCGCCCCACCGTACAGAAGTTCAGTCGCCGTGGACTTGAACGCTTTTGTCTGTTTAGGATGGAGTTCCAATTTCATTTTTCGTTAAGCACCAGTTCAAGTTGAGGCATGGTTATCTCAAGTGAACCACTGACTTCGGTATCCTTGAGGCGTGGGTAGCGATAACGCATGAGGTCTAAAATGTGTTTCGAACGAACTTCTGGTGGCACGTAATCATTAGACAATTCCCGCCTAGACTCCACTGAGATTTCATCTAGAAGAGTTTTCACCGAATCAAGGTCTTCATCAGTCAACGTGCCTGCCGTGTTTTTTATGGAAATATTTTTTAATGATTCGTGAAGGGCGTTAACGTGAAAATCTAATTGAAGGGCGTACGGGTGGAGATATCCTTGGTTCCCTTTGCCGAGGGCCATGTCCATTGATTTTTCAACTGGATCGAAATCACGTTGGGCCATCCGCTCAGCTGCTTGCGCTTTGCTGGAGTCGGATTCTGGCTCGTTGGTTTTGGCAAGCAGGTTTTCTTCTTCTTTGGATAGGAAAGAACTATCAAACGTGTCTTCATCTTCTGGAAGGAACGTTGGCACGTTCGTTCGCTTTCTGGGTTTTGTCAATCGTTGGGTGTTTTTCTTCCGTGGCACGTTTTTAAATTCTCGTCTAAATAACACAAAAATTATAGTCGCGACAACTAGTAAAGTAAAATTCTTTCGCTGGTTGTTTTTTGTCTCTCTTCGTCGCTATAACGCGTGAGTAATATTTTAGATTTTATTTTGATTCTTTGAACGTGCGCGGTGATCTTGTGCAGAATAAGAGATCAATTTTTGTGTCATATGTTCATATGCTCAATTATTAGTTGTAATAATATGACCTAACTTATTGGAAATTATAGTTTATATGGGAGATATATTAGTGCTTCCTCAATTTGGATCAGTGAGTCGAAAATTTTTTCTAAAGATTTCCCACGTGCGCATATATAGGAGAATAAGCGGTATTTTTTAATCGATTACAAGCAACCCATTGTCGACATTAAACTTTAGCCTCTCAAAAGTAAGTACTTACCGATCAAAAGTAACATACTAACGGTTCAACATTTATACAGGTAACATACTTACCTGAACACTAGCCAATCACAAAAAGTAAACCCTTTTGTAAACCCTTTCCAAATGACAAAAATTGAAAGTCGAAAGTTAGTATGTTACTATATGAGTTTTTAGTTAACAGGAGATTAAAAATGAAACAAACGAACGCCGAAAAACAAAAAGCTTACCGACAAAGGATGATAGACAGTGGCCAAACTCAACGATCGTATTGGGCAAACAACAAGACCAGTGAACAAATAAGAAACACAATAGCCCAAATAAAAGCGACACCAAGTAATAAAAAAGAAGGATTACAGCCTGTGGTTTTTTGGGCAACCCCTGAAGAAGCTGAAATAGTAATACCGAAAATTAATAATTTTTTAACGAATAAAAGGGAAGAAGAACAACAATAACAACCGCAAACTGATTAATAATTCCTCCCTCCACTCCCAGTTTTCATCGGGAGTGGTCACTAATTTTGCGCACATTTTAGGCCGCATGACTGACAAACCATAGCGAACTTCCACGCGCTTTTTATCCTTTTTCATGGTTTCTGTTCACATGTGATAACAGTATTTTTATCGTATTAAAGCACGCTTCATCGGACAATCGAATATCGAAAAGTGTGATCGCCGTCTCTGTGTTAGTATCGTCGCGGCGATATCGAAGGATCACTTCGTCCTCGCCTGGAAAGGACTCGACGGATCGGATCTCGTCTTCATCACGCCATCGAACGACATGTCCTTTTCCTGTTTGCTTGAAAATTTTATCCTTAGACAAACGGGTGTCCTCGCTCATGATCAATCCTTGCGCCGCAATTCATAGAATTCGCATTTAGTGCAACCATACATCCGAGGCCACCGATCGCCCCACGGTTCAATATTATGGTCGCCGTCCTGACAATAAACGTTGTAATGATAGCTAATGCTCGTCGTGTATTTGAATTCATAATCACAGTTTGAACACCATTGTTCATACTCGGTATCTTCCGAAAAACCATAGCCATCATCGTGATTAATTTCTTGCGGTGTCCCACAGTTAGGGCATTTAATATCACTCATGATTTAAGTTGCCCGCATTTAATTGAACCCTTGCCGACCAACTGGAATTCATTAAGGTGGTTTTCAAAATACTTCACGACTGCATCGTGGTAACAATTGCAAACATAGTTTCCACCCCGATTGATCTTGCAGTCTTCATCATGCGCACCCCCGTCACGCACTTTCAACAAATCCTCAAGGAAAGCCACTTTTGCAAGGGCCTCTTCACCGGCTTGAATTCTATAAGCTGCCCACTCGGGTTCGCGTCGTACGATTTGCCAAATGGAGCATTCGTTGCCATCACTATCGGTGTACTTTTTAGCGGCATCCATTATTCCTTCCCTCGCATATAGTCATCGATGATTTTTTTAACCTTATCAATTTTTAGTTTATCTTGCCCCTGATAATCGATAGGCCGTATGTGTGGCGCGTTTTCACTAACATATTCAAAAATAAAATCGGAGCTAAGTGCGTATTCAATATCGTGAAAGCATTTGCGAGCGAGCATGAGCTGCTTATGTGCTTCGGCTAAATAGGGAATCGGATTAGTTTCAATTTGTGCTTTATGAATGGCGGTGTCCGCTTTCAGCTTGGCTAGAATCTCATTAAATTCATTGTTCATTCTGGGTAATCCTTCGGCGGTGTGGCTTTAGTTTCCAATTCTTCTTGCGGCTCTAAAGTGTCATTCTTTGTTTCTAAATTTCGTTTATAAACATCTAGAAAATCAGACGTAATTTTAAGAATTTGCGTTTCTCCTCCAGGAAAATAATGCTCATAAGCACTGACTAAACTTGCTCCATAAAATTCAAATGCATCCTCAACACTCACAATAACTCTCCCAATTCAATAAAATTTATTTTGCCAGCCCAATGCCCCAACGAACCAAGGAGCAACGCCTCCCGTTTAACCCTGCCAAGCGCCCTCGCAGCCGTTCGGCCATCAAGCAGCACGTACTCCCGCCCCGCTGGATCGTCCACTAATAACAGCAAATAAGTTGAAGGGAATCGCCGCTCCAACCACTCCCTCTGTTCAGATGTAAAATGCCCTACTTTAACCACGCCCCCGCGCACCGGCCAACGTGGAATCACTTTTAGTTCTAACCAGCCACACCGCGATTCAAAACCCGTCGCGCCACAATTAAGGCAGTGCCTGACCGCCGTTAACGTATAGCTAACATCGGGGACACCGCTGGCAAGTTGGTCTTCTATGCGATCCGCTTCCCAATCCATACCACCATTTATATAGGCCCACAAATCCGATTCAATCACACCGTCTCCAATTCAAAAAGCGCACGCTTAAACTGATGGTTGAACATTGTGAGCGCATCATCGGATTCAATGTCCTTTTTAGGAACAAAGAATTGGTTCGTGTGGAACTTCCCATGCCTAAACAAACGAAGCCGGATATAATAGCCGTTGATCCCGCAATTCATTTCGATGCACACGTCGCGGCCCAACTTTTCCTCCATCATACCGATGGCCTCAAACATATCAAATCTCATGACGCCTCCAATTTTTTATTAGCCCAATTTAGAACAACCGGAAACCATGCGTCATGGTGCATGTTTTCGCTCCACTCCATTGCGCTAGAATACGCCCGCATCTTTTTAGACTTTTCAGGAAAAACCGATTCAAAATACGATAACCACGCTTGCGAAGTTGTGTAGCTATAACGTGCATGAACCCACACACCATCAATCTCGCCACCTTCAAATAGAATGCGATCGAGATTGCTCAATGTTTGTCCTCAACCATTTGCATGATCCCACGGAATATTTCTTTGACGCGCTTTTGGTGCCCGATATAGCTGGCCATGAGCAGTTCTTTTTCTAGGAATAGAACAAAAACTGCTCCAGCCGTCCAGATCCCAGCTTCTTCATAAACCATCAACAAAAGATAAAAAATTGAGGCCAACCTGATAACGACTAGCATACTTTTCCCCGAATAATTAAATATAAAAAGTTTTTTGATTATTTTTTACATTTCTCTCCAAGCCACCGCACGGATCTCTAAGAGCTCCTCTAATAATTCGCGCATATTGTCCAGCGGATATTGGGTCGCTGCATCAGACAACGCTCTGGATGGATCTGGGTGGGTTTCCATAAACAGTCCGTCAATACCCGCCGCAATTGCTGCCCGTGCAAGTGTTGGAATGAACTGTCGTCCGCCGCCTGTGGTTTTGCCGCCTGGATTTTGAACACTGTGGGTGGCATCAAACACCACCGGAGCGAACCGCTGCATAATTTTAAGTGATCGCATATCAACCACTAAATCATTATAGCCAAGCATTGTTCCCCGCTCACAAAGCAAAATATTATTCGGTAAAACAAAACCCGTTGGAATGGGCGTTTGTGCTGCCCGTACTTTTTCCACGGCATATTTCATCATATGGGGATCAATAAATTGGCCCTTCTTAATCATCACGGGTTTGTCGGTTGCGCCTGCCTTTAGTAACAAATCGGTTTGACGGCAAAGGAACGCCGGTATCTGAAAGATGTCAATCCAGTCACCGTATACGTCCACATCTAAATCGGTATGGATGTCGCTAATAATAGGCAGCCCCATATCATGCACCCAACTGAACGCCCGCCGGACTACTTCGGTGTCGGGCCCTGTGTAGCTTTCAAGGCTGGTTCGGTTTGCCTTGTAAAAGCTGCTTTTATAGATTAGCTGGATATCTAGGTCAGCGCATATTTCTTTCAACTTGACCGCTGTGTGCAATGTTGTTTCTTGATCCTCAACTATGCAATTACCAGCCATCAAAAAGAATTTATTAAAATCTACTTCTTTAATGTTGTGTTCCTTGTCCATACTGTTCATTATTTTATCCCCATAAAAGTTCGTCGTGCGAATTCCCAAGCGTTCCATTTAGCTTGCTCCATCCACACTTTATCCCTGTCCTCGCCCTCATAAGATTTAAGCAACAACAAAGTTCCCAACGCCGTTTCTAAATCTTGTATTCTAAATTTCTGCTTTTGAATGGCCCCGTTTAACTTTAGTATTTCAAACTCTAGTTGCGACTTATCAATTTCTTTGTTTATGTCGTCATTTGTTGCAGTCATTCTCCGTTCCCCTCTGCCAATAGTCGAGGAATATCCGGATCCGACAAAAGTTCCTGTCTAAATATTTCGAGTTTTTTAAAATCTGGAAGCTTTGTTCTATAGTCAACATGAACAGCGCATCCAACCTGTCGAAGTTCTTTTTTGCCGCTCATCACACGGACGGGAAAAAGTTCCGCCGGACCTGCGTCGAAAATATCTTTTGGATCGGAGTGATACGCCATCCAATTCGGTTTGGAGATATGCGCCAACCATAAGAAAATTAATCCATCGACCGACCGCGCATTAAATTTTTTAAATGTATGGTTGTCATACATGCCAAAAATTGAAACTCTATCCGCTGTGTGTGTTTTACCACCACAGCACTCGCAAATCATTTCCATATTATTTCCCCACCCCTGTATTAAACCGCGTCTTCATCGCACGACCGCTATTGTGCGCCCTTATAATTTTATAAATACACTTAGGACAAATGTCTAGATGCTTTACTTGTGTTCCACGAACATAGATTGAAATTTCTCCTAGAACACCTAAATCATCTGTCTTCACAGGAATAGATATATTAGGTAACATCATCTCATATTCTTTAATGTCTGTGTATGCCATTTCATCATCACATAAATCACACACTATTTTTCTCATTTTTATTTCCCTGCCGTGTGAATTAAACCGCGTTCTTCAGCGATGTCAAAAAGTTCATAATACCCAGAAACTTCCATAGCATATTCATAGCTCCCGTCTTGGCAGCTTTTCCAATGGGCGTTGCGTTCACGTATGTCTTTCATCTTTGCCAACACCTCGTCGTCGGCGAGTTCTTCATAATCGCTCATCGTGTCTCCCACCGTTCATCAATATATTCCATGTACATTTGTCGGCTAATATCTGGCAGCCCGCGTTTCGGTGCTCGCATAGGCCGGTTCTCTATCTTCCAAATCATTTGCCGTGTACACCCAATCGCTTCGGCTATTTCAGTCTGTGAAACATTCATCTCCTCCCGCTTTTCTCTGTATGTTAAATCCATATTATTCCTCCATCATATTAAGCAACGTTATTTCAGCAACATCGCCAAAACTCAGTTCGCCCGTTTCAATGTGTTCGCCATTCAATTTTGTTTTTTCTGTTATGTACAAATTCAAGTCGTCAAATAAGTCCCTTAGACTATCAGGGTGGCATTCTACAATATTAACAATCTGGTTCTCAGCACCAAAAACAATGACACGGAATCGCCACTCTTCTTTCGGCACTTCGTAACCTTGTTCGGTAACACGGTTCGCAATACTTACTTCAATATTCGGTGTCATCTCTATTCTCCTGTTATTTAGCAACCTTTAGAACGTCGCCAATATTGTGAATCGTACTTTTCTTCCTGCACGGAGCAACTATCCCCGCTCCAATCAAACACAAATCCACGGCCTTCAAACCAATAGTCATATCTTAAATAATTGTCAGCATAACCACAATGATCTGGAGCACCATACTCAACACGGACATTGTGTATTTCGTCATCACAATTGGTTTCATCTTCAGTAAGCGCACAACCAGCCAACAACGAAACAGTCAATAATAACGTTAGTGTTTTCATTGAAAACCAAACGCTTCTTGCAGTTTAGAAATTAAAACCTTAGCCGTTTCCCTGTCAACCACAACGGGCGCAAAGTTGCCGTCATCTTCTTCAACTTCTAAAATAACTTGGTCATCCTCGCCAGAAAACATCATCAAACTTTTGCTAATTTGTATTTCATGCATAATCATCATCACTGTTCTCCTGTTATAAATTAAGCTGTGTGTCTATTGTTTTTCTTCAAATTTGCTTCGGCAGTTATAACACGCAAGTTCCACGGCACATGTAGTCCGCAAACTTTCTCCCCTTGCAATGGAACAATGTGATCCACATGATACTCATCCCCAGTTTTTTCAATCTTTTTGTCACGACGTAAATAAACTTTCTTAATTTTTTCCTTGTGTTCTGGTGTTAACCAAACAGGCGTCGCCTTTTCAGTTCTTTCTGCCCTTCTAATTTTAGATAATTTCCCTAAGTGTGGATTATTTTTACGCCACTCTTTTGAGTAAAGTGCTTTTTTAGTTTTGTTTTCTTCTTTCGCACTATATTCTTTATAATATTCTCTTTGCTGTTTCCTATGTGCAGCTCGGTATTCTCTGTGCTTTTTAATAATTTCTTCCCTGTTTGCTTCATAGCGTTCTTTTGCTTGTAGCGAACGTCTTTCTTTAACAAGATCTTGGTCTCGGTATTTCTTTGTTCGTTCAGAAACACAAATTCTACATTGCGCTCTAAGGCCATGCTTTCCACCAGAATGTTTTTCAAATTTAGCAACGGGTTTTCTTTTTTCACATTTAGTACAAACTTTTGTTTTCGGGCTCATCACTGTTCTCCTGTTATTTACTACCTTATAAACATCATATCACATGTAAACCCTTTTGTAAACCCTTTTGTAAACTATTTTGACTGATTTTTACCCGATTCGAATGAATCGGGGTCTATAAGCATGTGTCTGCATTCCCCGTCACCGCCTTTCATGGTTTGCAGCCATGGGCCCCTCCGCCCCTGAAACCGTTGTAGATACCGCTCACAAATATCGCGATCGCTACACTTGGCATCAAAACACCGTGTTATTTCCCTTTTTAATTTCATCAATCAACTTAGCTTCCTTTAAAATAAGCGCTCAGTCTATTCGGCAAACACCTACTGAGCTAGGTGCTTTAGAAAATCAGCTAGCTTGGTGGACTAGCTAACAACTGCCTTATTGTTCATCTTTGCAAGTTACTTCACCATAATTAATGTGATATTGGTTTCATCAATTAGCTATGTTGTAAGTAAACTCATTAGACCCATCAACACACCAAACTTTCGTATCAAAAATGTTTATGTAAACAATGTCAACACCGCCTTTGTCTTTACAAAATTCATACGCACCATTAAACTCCCATCCATTAACCTTGCCACCACAGCCGGTCAACATAAGCACCAACACAATAAAAATTATTTTCACAGTTCAACCTCGTCTACGTTACCCCAATCAGGCCCAATTTCCACGTCGGCAATCAACGGCACTTTTAGTTCATAACAGGTTTCCATAATGTGCTTTATTTCTTTAGCAGCTTCGCGGCCTGCTTTTGTGCGTGGTATGCTAAAATCCATTTCATCGTGTACAGTAAGCAAGGGCGCACCGACTACATCACAAACACCGCTTTCCCATACTTGCACCATCGCCAACTTCATTAGATCAGCCGCGCTGCCTTGGAACAAACTGTTCGCGCTTTTGTGCGTGCGTGCCCGTTTTACTCGTCGCCATTTTTTACGGGCTTCGGCTGGATCTCTTGTGTATTTAAACCAGTCTTTTCCTTTCTCCGCTTCAACAATCTTCTTCTCCTCATCCGTTCTAAACTTCGCATCCTCCCAGAACGGGAACCGGGCCCTCCGGCCAAGTATGGTCCTAATGTACCCGCGCGAAGCCGCGACGCGACTAATTTGGCCCGTCGTTTCTTTAACAAAGGGGGCACCGTCAAAATATGCATTAAATAATTCCTCTGCTTCCTGTTTGCTTAATCCTAGACCACGGGCCAACGCTGCCTTTCCCATACCATAGATCAATCCAAAGTTTATATTCTTAGTTGCCTTCCTGCCAATGTCCAAACCTGTTTGCTCATGAATTAATTCAGCGGTCAATTGGTGATAATCAGTCAGTGGGTTTTTGTTAAAGCGGGCCCTAACATTGTCGGAGCCTTTCCCGAGTGCATAGTGCGCCATCAACCGATATTCAATTTGACTCCAATCAAACTTGTACCAATCCTCACCCTCCTCCGGTATAAACAACCCCCGAATGAGTGGTGCTAAAATTGGATCACGTGCTGGAATGTTTTGCAGGTTTGGATTCGAACTGCTAAAGCGCCCGCTGACCGTACCGTATTCGTCGTTCTTTAGTGGGTGGAACTGGCAGTGGATACGTCCGTTAACTGCATTGTTTAATATATAGCTATCTGTGAACGTACCACGTATCTTTTCTAGCTTGCGTATCTCAAATATTTTCCGCATTAACTCATGATCATGGTTCTCCAACCAACTTGCGGTAAAACTTGGAGCCTTGGTTTTCTTTGTGCGCGGGTATTCAATACCGAGCTCGTCGGCTGTTTTGGCAATGTCCGCCGCTGCATTAAAGTTCAAGGGCCTGCGAGCAATTGCATTCAATTCTAGTTGTGCGGTGTTAATGCTCTTTGCGAATTCCTTGCTCAACGATGTGCTTTTATCAACATCTACTCGCACGCCATTCAACCGCATCTCCAACAACAAAGGCAGCAACCGACATTCCAACTTAAACAGATCAACTAGACCTTCAGATTCCAATACAATCTTTTGTTTTTCAAATATGCGTAACGGTAAATCAACGTCGCCTTTTGCATAGGGCTCAACCAAACTAATCGGAGCACGCCAAATGTTGCCCGCCTGCTTTCGTCCTTTAGGGCCTTTGAATTTGCGCCACAAGTGTTCATATAATTCGTCGTCAACCTTGCTTTCGTTTAGATATTTGTTCGCTAATGAATCCAAACTGTAAGTCAAAGCGTGTTCGTCTAATAAAGGTTCCGCGTATTGTATGTCATAGAACGGTCCCGCCACTTCGACGCCTTCTTTATATAAGAATTCTAAATCGTATATTAGATTAGCGCCGATCTTCGGCTGGTTTGGTCGACATAATTCACGTTGCGCCCATAGCAACACAACTTCCGGCTTGATATTTTTATAGCTGTCGTCGCATTCGTGTCTCATCGGAAAATACCACTGTTTTCCTTCAACACCAACGGCCAACCCAACAATATGACCATCACTACGGGCCGCTCCAGGACCTTTAGTCAGTAGGTTTAAATCTTTGGTTTCAACATCAATGACAATTTCTTTCGCCCTGCTTAAATCTGGGAAATCAACCATACTCACATTTCCTAATATCTGTTTCAGTTAAATGTTTCCAAGTGTTCCTCTTCCACACATTGTTCACAGTGGTTTGGGAAATTCCAAACGCTTCAGCGACCACTTCTTGACGGAACCCGTGCTTCAACCATATTCTAATCGCAATAACTTGAGCATCATTTATTCGGGCATTTCGATGCTCCATCCCCCTTGCCCCTTTAATTCTGATTAATCCTGGTCGACATAACCATGTCCAGGCTCAGAGGCTTCTGCTTCAGCTTCTGCTTCTAACACTTCAATATATTTTTCTAGGAAGTGCTGAGCCTTTTTTAAATCTTCAATTCCGTTTTTCCCACGATGTCGCGTGACATACTTGGTGACTTGTGCTTGGAAATAATCTAAATTGTTAGCTATCACATAATCCCAATGTTGGATTTTAGATTTGTAATGTTCGCCCGCCACTTGTCGGTCGTTTGCTTTATTATTCATTGTATGTCTCCTGTAAATAGTTCAATAATTCTTGGCCTTTTTCATGTGCTGGTAGTGTGCTCAGGCTTTCGGAACCCCTTGCAAAAATGTGATCCATGTTTTTATTACCTAACATCCTTTGCTCTTTGCAGTAAAACAACAACTCCAACATGTCAGCCCATCGTAAAACGTTTTGTTCATATTGTGTTAGTTTAATATCTAAATTCCATTCGATTTCAAACCGTTTTTCAACTTCTAGCAGGCTTGCTTTCACAGCGGGATTTTCCCACTTAACATGAGCAGGAACGTCGCCCGTAACTTGTTCAGCTAGATCATGGTATAAAGCAGCTTTTATCAAATTCATTGTTGCTAAATCTGGTTCTAAAAATAAGGCCAACATAGCAACACCAAACGAATGCGAAGCGACACTTTGAGGATCACCGATTACCGGCGTCGTGTGGAAACGATTAATACCTGCACCACACCGCGTCATTTCTAACCATTTAAACATTCGTCACCTCCGCGATTTGTGCAAGCACCCATTCACGACTGACGGGTTTTTGGTTTTGAAAAATGGTTTGTGCTATTTGCAAAAACGGCGCAAGCTTTTCGGAATTGAGCGGATGCTCGTTCGACATTACACACCGGAGCTCAGGACTTTTGGTATCGTATTTATAATACATCTTGTGATGACGGTTCAACAAAACAGACGGCGTCATTTCGTTCCCTGTATCTGCTTTGTATTCCATTTCATTAAACCACGGCAGCAACCGTGTGAAATTATCGTACAGATAATCGGCCTTAACAAATTCACGAGAGATAGTAACCTGCTCGTCCTTCCTTGTTGGTTGTGCTATCAAATAAATTAATATTTTAGCCACTTTCCCAACATGACTCTTTTTACTGACCCATCTATAATCGCACTTTTTTGTTCTCGATGGAAGTCGATTTATTGGGTACGGTTTATTCTTGAATTTGTTTTCAAGGACGTCAGTCTTGTCCATTTTTCATCTCCTGTTATAGTGTTATCTGATTATTTTTGACGGCGTTCTAACCATTCCCTCATCGCTATACGCCAATCAGGTGCTATGATAGCCTCAACCGCATTCAATGCGCTAGTGATATCTCCCGCTTTGTGTGCTTTCCATGCGATCAAAGCAGGCACCGCCACAAAGTCAAGGAAAGGTTCGGCATATTTATATTCAGTTGGGTCGTCCCCCACAAACGCCATCAATTCCTTATCAAAATTTTCTGGGTCTTTTACTAATGGGAACGGATTTATTTCATCCGATTGGTAGTAATCAATCAAACCGCTGTGGTCGTCTTTTAACCTGTTCCATACAGCGCCCCCCATACCGCCTGTGTAGACGTGGAACGAATCGCTCACTTGTGTGTAGGTTCCAACTTTAACGTCCAGCTTCGCTGCCATGTACTCTTGGATCACACTAAATTGAACCGCGTTGGCACCATAGGCACCCCAGACCATATCATTGCTCCGATTGGCGACACTAATGTTCAATTTCCCATCACGTATTTTGCAAAACACCAAATCATTGCACGGGATGTCTTTAGAATCCGCACCAAGATCGCGACCAGCGAACCAAATTTGCAACACCGCCCGCCGTGTAGATGGATCTTCTTTTAATAAATCTATCGCGGTTTCAATTTGGTCAAAACCTGCTTCGGTGCGTAATCTATAGCCGTATGGCGCATGGAATATTTCGTGATCATCACTGTATTCGCGCATACGATTATTGAATTGGGCCAACCACGCCACATCTTGACGGCCTGCTAAAATCCACAGTGCTTCCATCAAATGGAAAAATGGATTAGCATCACGGACTTTGCTGGATAAAACCCGCTCACATGGATTGAGGTAAGTTGTCGCAACGGGCGTCACGTATTCTAAAGTCGCGTCCCCGCGGGGTGACACATCCCGGACATTATCACTTCTCATGTGAATCATACCAATGTACAACGCCTCATTGACATTACGTGCTCTTATCGTCAGCATCTTATTTCTCCCATTCTCTTAATACAATTTTTGATAAAGGTATGCTTTTTTCATTAACAATTTCTTTGACTTCATCAGTTATTTTTGGCAAATCTTTCTTCCCCATTCGATCAGGCAGTATGCCAACACGAAGTGAAGTGTTTGTGCATAACCGGCACGGGTGGAAATCCCTGCTTTTGTTGTATAGCATGATCCGAGCTGCTTGAAACCGCTCTGAATTCCATAATGAAACAATGTCATTGTTATGTATGTTGTCCACAAAATACTCCCCACGGAAGTCTTCACAACATATGCAAACCGATCCGTCATACCTGAACGACAATTCTCTAAAAGGTTTTGCACACCGTTTTTCAAATGGTTCCAACGGTGGTTCACCGCCTGCTCCACAATGCGTGGCTAATTTAGCGTGAGTTCCTTTTGAATTCTGTGTGATATCACCAATCACAATGACAATGTGTTCATTCGGCTTGCGGCGATGGTGTGGCGAAATGTTTAGATCGTTTGGGTATTCCGTAACTTGATAGTCGTTTTTATTTTCCCATTTTTCAATTAGTTTAGGCACTATATTGACCGTGTCATAATCGTCCAATGCTAAACAGTTAAGACCCGCTTCAAATAAGTCGTCTATAAGATAGGGCTTGCCCAACAACCCGCCGCCATTACTGGTCATCATTAGAGAATGTTTAGGCAGGTTTTCACGTAATATGCGCACAAAGTCAACCATCTTCTTATTCATAGTTGGCTCGCCATGCATGGCAAGTTCAATCCGGCTATTCCAACCGGCTTCTCTTATCTCAATCGCAATTCTAGTTAACGTGTCTTCATCCATGAATTTGTAGTCGCCTGCTTTTTCGCGCATGCCCTGCACACCACAAAAAGAACATTGTAGATTACAACCTTCAGTGAATTCTATTTGAATGCTATTGGGTGGGTCTTGTGGGTCTAAGTCCAACACAGAATTTGATGCTCCCTTTTTAGATTTACCATATTCGAACGCCTTTTTCCATTGGATGATTACGTCAACACGTTCTTTCATTCCTTCCCATCCAGTCTTTTTCTTTTTGGTCACTACATTAACAAAGTCTGGAAAAGCTGCTTTTAAATTGTTAGAGCAACGCTCTTGGAGCTCGGGCGTTCTAAATGCAGAGCAGCCTCCTTTCGCATTAGAGGCCCCGTGGTTCCATGCATAATCTGCGATCACTGCATTTGGGATCCCCTGTGTTAGTAATGAAAGCAACACATTGAAATCTTCCATCAACGGGAAGTCCTCATCAATATATGACAACCCGTGCTCTTTAAATGTTCCAGTGTTTATCGCATGAACAGCAGTTTGCCGCGTGGCATAAACAATCTTTTTAGGGAATAGGTTGTTGTTCCCCTGTCGCGAGCTCAATCCAACAATAGGGTAAACGTCTAAAAGTGACTCCATTTTAGCAAGCATCTTGACAACATCTTCATCTTCCGAGCGCCTTAAATGGTAGGACTCGTCGGATTTACGAACACACAAATCCAAGTCGTCGTCAAACATAACGATTTTTTCATTAGGGAATTGATCTACAATCCACTGCCTTTTATGACCTAATCCATCAAACTTGTCTGATAAAACATTAGGCCCATATAGTTCCCTGTGAATACTAGCTTCATGATCGTCACATACAAAATAAACATCATCAAGAAACGAAAGCTGCTTGTATGTTTTTTGATTGTCCGGCCGACCTAATGTGATTATAAATATTTTCATGTTATTTTATTCCTGGATATTTTGCCCGTGGTCGCCCTTCTTTCAAACGGACGCGCTCATATTTATCATATTCACATAAGCAATTTTGGAGATCTTGGTTGTGCATTTCAAATGATATTTCGGTGGCAATGATGTCGGCTAGTTTGTCCAAGTTGGACTTCCATACCCGCTCAGATATCGGTGCATTTTTATCTCTGCCTAGCAACCGATTCATCCCGCGCCTGCTTCCCGGACCACTGATAGCAAAGGTTCCCCAATCTTTTGTCACAGCCAACAAACCAACATATTTCGAATCGGCTATAATTTGGCCCGCCATAAATTGACCGACGCCATTGCAAGCAACCAGCCTTCTATAGAACGATTCTAATGTGTCGTCTTTTGTGGGCCGTATTTTGTCGCGTTGCTGCCAAAGATTGTCTAAAAGATTAGCCACATATTCGGGCTTGGACATTTTGACGCCGTTGGTGCTTACTATATAAGCGCCTGTCCACACCTTACCACCACGCGCTTCGATGTCTTGTAGGGTTTTTAAGAAGTGGGATTTTGACCACGGTATCGGATATTCTAGGATGGCCAATGTGTCCGGCCAATTTACATATCTAGCCACCGCCGCCGCAAACCAAAAATCCAAATCATGAGCATTTGGTACACGCCAATGAGAAGTGATCCATTGTGTTACTTTGTCATCTTCCCTGTGTACGTTACAGAACCGATAATCCCTTATGATAGGATCATCAGTCCAAGGCTTTGGACGACTGGCCTTTTTCTTTTTAGACACAGCCTGCCGTTCATTTATCCAATGCACTAGGACTGAAACATCCATAGAATTAATCCTCTAGGTCAGAAATCAATTCCTCTAACTTAACAACTTTCGCAGCGGCATCTTCATACGCTTGCACGGAATCAAACAAATCTTCTGCTGATGCTACCCCTTCCATATAAGCGTGGAATGTTTTCCGTGTGGCTGTTTTTGCTTCACGTGCTGCTCGCTTGATTTTTTGTTCTACTGTTCCCATTTTATTCTCCTCTTTCAGTTTCTAGCCGTTTGGCTAATTCTAGGATTAATGTTGCTACTTGATCAAAAGATAATTTCCATATCTCTTCCTCATTACAATACTTTAGCAATTCTTCATCGTCAAGATTTCTTATTAATGCTTCAAACATGTTAACCACATACTATCTTATATTTAGTTTCCACGCCGTCTTCAACCCTGTGACAACCTTTAGCGTCTTCACTTACAAAACACATCAATTTTAAATCAGCACCAATGCTGGCCTTCTTGAATGAAAATGTTCGGCGTCCAATTTCTGGGTAGTCTTCACTCCCCTTGCATTCAAACCCGACACTTTCTAGATACTCAATCATCGGCAACAATTCAAAAAATGAATCAAATTTGTGTATCTTAACTAGGATTCCATTTAAAAACTGTGGATTAGTTTCTAATCTGATTTTAGTGAATTCGTCGTCTAAGTAATCTTTAAATCGTGTTCTAAAGTTATCGAAGATAATTGTACCATCCAACGGCGCATATTTTAAAATCTTTTCTTTTTCTTTTTCGTATCTTTTTTCAAGATTCTCCAAAGCTGGTTTTGTGATGTTCATGTCAGTCCCCCATCAATATAGCTATCGTTTGTTTAAGAACTTCTTTTTCTTGTTTAAGTTTTCGGATCTGTTCTTTGTATGGCGCACAATCGTCAAAATCGTCGACGAACCTCGCTTTTTTAGGCGCTGGATCTGCTTTCGGCTTAGTGAATTCCATGTCAATTTGTCCGCTGTCTTTGAACTTCCTGACCCACTTGCCGAGCGTGGACTTCCCGATCTTCTTTTGTTTGGCTGCTTGTTCAACGGTTAGCTCATCCGTGACAACTAATTGAACCGCGTCATATTTGAATTTTGGTGTGAATGTTTTTCGTCCCATTATGCAACCCTCTTCAATTTAGCTTTCTTAATTAGTGCCACGTCAAACCCTAAACAATCAGCAACCTTTGTGATCGTGTCTAATCGTGGGTATTGGGTAGTCCCATCCAACCAATTGTACAAGCAAGCCTGTGAAACATTTGCATGCTCCGCCACCCAACGCACGTTCATCGTCAACAAAACATCTTTTATTTCTTCATATATTTTTAAATCCATTATAATCCTCCTAGTCTACTGTTATAAAAATATCTTCACTACTTCTGTCAATACTATAAATAAAATAGTTAACACCAAAACTGCTCCAACAATGGCAAACACCTTTTCTAGACTACGCACCCAACCACTCCTCAAAAGTTTTTAGCGGCTTGCCAGTTGTCGTTCTGTTCTAGTTTCATATTACTGTCCCCTCAAGTTTTGGTAACGCTTCAAGTTCAGTCACAATTTGGTCTAATAAGCTGCTCGGTAAATGGTTAAAATCCAAGCCGCGATCATAGTTGTAATCCATCTGGTCAAAGAAGTTAAAATGACGATTTCTAAATGCAAACTTTCCCACACACAGTTTGCTGACGCGCCCGTCATTAATACCCAATGTGGACGGCTCATCATATACTTTAGCTTGACACCAACGTCCAGCAATAACGGCAGTGATCCATCCGTATCTGTCGTGCGGTTGTAGTATCTCCATTTCTATTCTCCTGTTATGCTACTTTGATCCCGGTTTTTAGACAGTGTATTATTTTATTAATCTCATCGCCTTCAATGTACGACCCGCCCAACTGTGGAAACAAGGTTCTAAAATTTATTTCCTCGCTGTGTTCAGGCAGTATTTCTCTCAGCCTATTGGTCAACACAGTGCTCGCAAAATCAATTTTTATAACATTACTAAATTCTTCACCAACAACTTTCCCAACAATTTTGCCAACAATAAATTTCTTTATATCAACATGCCCGCTTTCCATCATTAAAACGGGTGTTCCCACGGGCCTGTTCTGTGGGTTTTCACCACGTAACCAAAAAGGCTGTTCACCTTTGGAAAGTAATTCAATACAATCATTAAATTTTTGCAGGTTGTGTTCCCATTTGTCTTGAAACCTCAAGCTGAAAACTAGTGCGCTCATTTTCTATTCTCCTGTTATAGTGCTAATTGTTCATAGGCCAACTTAAGCATCTCTTCTTGTGCTGGTGTGCTGCCGTCCATCGGTATAATTATGTCAGCAAAAGTTTGCGCTAAATCGTCATAGTCATCACTACCGTAACGGCCTTCAATAAATCCAAGTTGCTGCACTAACCAACGGGCCATCTCTTGGTCGTCATCGGTTTTTGCCAAACGCTCAATTTTATTTTCGTACATTGCCGTTCTCCTGTTATCTGGTTATTTATAAGGCTAGTCCAACACCCTATTTAT